TTAATAGAAGATGGAAGTATAGAGCTACAGGATAAGGAAACTATTGAGCAATTAGGTTCTTATATTGAAGATGAGAACAAATTTTATGGTAAAGATAAAAATGATGATTGTGTTGATGCTTTATTTTGGGCCTGTTACCTATTTGAAATGAATATTTTAGATGAAGAATGGCAGTTTAAGGGTGGAGATGTTAATGCAGAAGATGATGCATGGGGTATTCTATCAGATATTGAAGATGATATTGATGATTGGAGTTGGTTAACCAATTCAACTGTTTTTAGTTAAAATATATAAATAATAATTAGAAACACTAAGGAGTTAGAATTATGCCATTAGATATTAGACAAAGTAAGTCTGATTTAGCAGAACTGATAAAAAGAAGATTGGGATATCCCGTAATAAAAGTTGAGCTAACTCAACAGCAAATTTATGATACAATAGACTATGCAAAATATAAGTGGGTAAAATGGGGAGCAGGAAATTCGATTGTCGAAACCTATTTTACTACTTTACTTCTGGCAGGTCAAAATTTTTATGATCTACCTATAGGTGTTGTAGATATTGTTGATTATGATGATCAAGGATCAGAATACGGTATCAATACTTTATTTACTGTTGAAAATTTTTTATATACAAGAGGGGTTTTCCATCCTGCAATGTTTTCCGGTGGATATGGACATTCACTAATCAGTTATCATGTTGCATTAGACTTCTTAAAAACATTAGATAGATATACTCCTTCCATATATAATTACAAATATCATAAATACACCAATCAGTTAGAAGTACATCCTCAACCACCTTCAGGAAATGCTTTACTGTTACCAGATGAAAATGGTCAAGAAGCTACTTATGACTCCCCTGGGTTTGTACTCATCAGATCATATATGATTGAAGGTAGTCATTATGGAAGTATGGAAAGTGATCCTAAATTGTCTACATGGAAAAGAGGGGATTCAGATGAGCATTTTTATACTTCTGATTGGATATTTGACTATGCTTTAGCTGAATGTAAACTTGTACTAGGTAGGATCAGAAGTAAATTTGCCAATTTTAATTCTATCGGCAATATAGGAATAGGGTTAGATGGGGATACATTGCTACAGGAAGGGACAACAGAAAAAGAAAGATTAGATGAAACTTTAAGACTTGAAGAATCACATGAAGGATATGGAATAATATGGGGGTAAAAAATGGATTTAGTAGATAAATACTTAGATGAAGATATACAAGAAGCAAAACTTTCTGCAAGAGGTAGAACAGAATTAGCAAGATTAGAAAAAGAAGATAATAGAGATGATGGTGATGTAGATTGGAGAAGGAAAACTTTAGCTTTTATGAGTGATGGTAGAATCCTTCAAAAATATGATGTTAGATTTACTGCTACTCAATACAGTAAAGCAAGAAAACATTCATATGGATGGACTGAATACTTAAAATTGAAAAAAGGGAGAATTCCACATGAATCATACCCAAATTTAATCAAAAGTCTTGAATCAAAAGGATGGATAGTAAAAAAGAAACTTATGGGATCATATTAGAGGGGTAAAAAATGGATTTAACAGAAAAGTACTTAGGTGAAGCAAAAGAAGATAAGATAGATGAAGTTTATGATAGGAGAGTAAAGATATTCAAAGATGAAATAAAGAAAGTTCAAAAAGATGCAGATGCAGAATTATGGGGCAAAGTAGTTATAGGTCTAAATAATCTAAAGGAAAGATTAGCTCTATTAATGTAATATCTTACACAAGATATTAAACAGGATGATAATATGAGAAAACTTAGAGAGTTTATGAATGAAGGATCAGAAGAAGATAATAAAATCCTTACTGCTATAATGGATTTCTTTGCCGATAATCCAAAACCACCTGATGATGATGTTCATGATTTGGCAGAAAAGTTAGGTCTTGAACCTGATGATTTTGAAGCAAAGATTTATGCTGTTTTGGGTTCTATCTTAGGAACAGGCAAAGCAAAAAAAGAAAAATTCACAGAAAAAAATGCAGATAAGAAAGAACTTGAAATGGGCATTAAAGTAGAGATGGAGCATACCAAAAACAAGGCAATAGCTAAAAGAATTACATTAGATCATTTAGCAGAATTACCAGATTATTATACTAGATTGTTAAAAATGGAGAAGGAGAAATAAAATGTCAAGAGAAGAAAACAGAAAGATGATTTCAGCTTATGAAAAAATGTTGCAAGACGGAACTGCTTTCAAAGAAGTAGATACCTCAATGGTTACAGAACCAGATTTATCAGTAGCTACAGGTAAAATAAACGATAATCCTTTAGGTGATCCTATAAATGACTCTATTAATAATCGTGGCAGTAACATCATTGAAGATAATGGATATGGTGAATTTGATTCATTAATGGAAAAGAAAATGCATGAGTTAAGGATGAGTGGGAAAAAACATAGTTCCAATGAATTTATTAATTTGAAGAAAAGAGTAAAGAGATTAGAGGAAGCTATGACATTAGTTATGGATTCTCAAACAAAACTTATAGAAGGTAGATAATGACAGATATACAAACTACTAAGCCTTTATGGAACTTGCATCAACTACAAGGTAATGTTGAACATGATCTTTTTCAGAGTATCATTGTAGAGTTTACCGATATATCAGGTATAGTATCTGACTATTATATAAGAAGTGAACAAGGCAAAAAAGATTATCTGTATGGAGAGAATATGCATACCGGATATCTTGGGCCATATGAAACAAAACTTATATATGAACCTACTGAAGAACCTAGTCTTACAACAGGATTTGGAATAAACTCTGAAGATGTTATCTCATGGTCAAGTATTCCTAAATGGACACTTACAAGAGATGTATCAGCAGGATATCATCCTAAACCTGGGGATGCCATAGTCACTATCTGGAACAATAGATCATATGAGATAGCTGATATTCATGAAGAAGAAAAAATCTTCCAACTAAAAAAGATGATTTGGGGATTAGTACTTAGACCTTATAGATTTTCAGATGAGTCTGAATCAGCAAGGACTATATTTAGAGGTACAAGACTACCTACAGATCAAAATAATGTGAATAGACGGATAGATTTAGATACTACAACAGAACCACTTTCAGCATTTGGTGATAATGACCCATTAGATAAAGAAAGTGATGATATCTTTGACTATGGGCCTGATTATGACACTAATATATATGGATACTAGGAGAGAAAAAAAAATGGATTTAACAGAAAAATATTTAGGTGAAACAGATGTTTTTGCAGAAAAAATGAAAGATGTTACTATTGAATTAATTCTTCAAGTTAGTCCTAAAATAGATAATAAATCACTTTTTAGAACAGCCTTAAAAAATATTCTTAGTACTAATACAGGTATAAGTTTAAAAGCTATTAAAAAAATATCAGGATTTTAATTATGAAATTCAAAAACTACTTAAAAGAAGATATTAAAGTACCTATAAATGTTGGGGATATTGTGCTAGGTGGAAAATTTAAAAATAAAAAAATAAAAGTCAAAGATATCGGTAAAAATGCAAAAGGAGATATCACAATAAATGGTAAACCTTTACTCAAGTACAGAATTATTCCACAAGAGGAAGCATGAAACTAAAAAGATATTTAAATGAAAAAATAGAATTAACAGGTGAAAGGGAAAAGGATAAGTGGTTAAAAGAGATTGAAAAATGGAAGACGGATTTAAGGAAAATGACAAAAATATATAAATCTCTTAAATCAGAAAATACCCCTCAAGCTGTTAAGCAGTTTAAAGAAGCACAAAAACTATTCATTACATTCAGACAAAATTGGGAAAGATGGTATACTCAATTCATAAAAAAGAAATTTGTTCCCGGTGGAGATAATACAGAATCCATATATTCAAAAGAAGCAAGGATAAAAGGCTATCAAGCTGAAATGTCAATAAATAATATATTTCCAGATGATTATTATGAAGGTAAATTCACACCAAGACCCGATTTATTAGATTATCCAAGATACAATAAGGGAGACACAAGAAAGAATAAAATATTAGTATATCAAAAAGCATTTAAAAAAGCTTTTATTGCAATGGAAGAATTAATAAAATATCAATTTGATCTAGTAACTCCCGATAAAAGAGAACAAATAAACATTGCAGGTATAAATCTTCTCATAACAACAGATAGAGATACAGATGATTGGGCAAAAAAGAAATTAAAATTATTCATTGATACAGTACCAAAGGCAGTTAAAGCAATAAAACAGGCAGGATTTAAAGACTCACTAAGGGGATTAACTGTTAGATTACGTTTAGTAGAGAAGCCGGGTTTTGGTGGTGATAAGGGAGGTGAATATATTTCCTCAGATGATACATTAGCAATATATACATGGGGTATGGTGGATCAATCATCAGCACTCCATACTTTAGTTCATGAACTTGGGCATAGGTTCTTTAGAAGATCATTAACTAAAAGTGCTCAAGAAGCATGGGGCAAAGCAATTTGGAAGAAATTCACTAACGTAGAGAAACATCATGTTGAAGATTTCTTTAATAAATACATAAAAGGTAAATTTGAACAGAAATATGATGATCCAAATGAATATTCAGGGATAAAAAAAGAAGAAAGAGCAAGGTTAGATGCTTTAATAAAAAAGAATGAAAAAGACCCAAATATAAAAACTATATATCAATTTTTAGTTCATACAATATCATATAGCACATCATTGAAAGATTTATTAGATTATGTTGGAGAACGTATTCATATAGAATTCATAACTGATTATGCAAGAAAGAATACAGAAGAAGCATTTTGTGAAGCATTTGCATTATATGTAAATAAAAGAAATCAATTAGGTGAATGGACAAGAGACTTCTTTAAAGAAGTAGTTCGATCAGGTGGAGCAAATATAAAGGAGGAAAAGAAAATGAATTTAATAGATAAATATTTAGGTGAAGCAAAAGAAATGACTTTTAAAAAAGATGATCTTGATCAACCTGATAGGGATGAATTTAAGTTAATTAAAAAAGGTGAATCTTTCCAAGTTAAGGGAAAAACTTATATTGCAACTAAAAAAGATAAAGATACAATTACAGGGAAAAAATATTTAGGTGAAGGTAAAATACCAACAATCAATTATGAAAAAGTTAAATATTCGAAAGATAATGAATATGATTTAAAAAGAAAGGATAAGGAGTAAGAAAATGAACTTAATAGATAAATATTTAGGTGAAGGTGTAGGGTATGAATTGTATGCTAAAGGTGCTGATAGAATAGCAATACAATGTAAGCAGGTTATTATATATGCTGAAAAACTTGCTGATGCAGCAAGGCAAAACAAATCATTGGCTATTAAAAAGAAAGCTCTAAAAGAATTAACAAAATGGGTAGGTTCTATAGAAGGGGAATTAAAAGGACTAACAAGTGATGTTAATAATTTAGAAGGATATCCAGATCAAAAAATAGAGAGTAGATAATGAAACAGTATTTCTTTTTTAATGTCTTCAGAAAAACCATAGTACAGTTTTTCGATGCATTCAATGATATCAAGATTGCCAGATATGCAGCAGATGGTAAAACAGTAGATAGACTCATTGAAGTTCCTATTAAGCATTCTGTTAAGGAGAAAGTTTATTATTGGCTAAATGAGAGAAAAGATGATGAAGTATTGCCAATGATAACTGCTTATATTAGCTCTATTGATTGGGCAGCAGATAGAAAAGTCAATAGCTTTTATGAATTTGCTTCTGAATGTAATTTCGAATCAGGGTCTTTTTCAAAATACATCCATCCCTGTCCATATAACCTAACATTTACTATGAACATCTGGTCTTTACATATGGTGGATACAGATCAGATATTAGAACAAATACTACCATTCTTTTGTCCACATATTTTTGTAAGGGTTGCAATAGAAGAACTTAATACAGCATTTGACGTTAAAATTATTTTCAGAAGTGCAACTCCTGAAGTTAGTCATGAAATGGCAGATTTAGAGTATAGGGTAATCAACTATACCTTAGATTTTGAAGTCCAAACTTGGTTCTTTCAACCTACAAGTGATACAGGTCTCATTGAAAAGATTTATGGAAGTTACTTTCCCGATAGAACATCATTTACAAGTTATATTAAAGACACTACTTCAACATTCTCATCAGGTGCTTCAGGTGGATTAACATATGAACTTAAAGGAAAGGTTGAGGATGGAGATTTACTAGTCAAGTATACTCTATTTGAACCATGAGCTAATTTAAGTTCCTAAGTTTTAGGAGAGAAAAAATGAAGTTTAGACAATTAATGGAAGAATATAAATATAAATCCGATATATTGAGAAAAGCTGTAGAAAAAGCTAATTCCAATGGAGCAGGATTAGAAAATGATGGAACAAAATATATCATAGGTGGATTTGATAGATATTTTCCTGATAAAACAAAAGCAATGTCTTCTGCAATAGATAAAAAAACTGCAAATGATATAGTTAAACAATTCAAAACAAACAATGATATATCATTAATAATAGTTCAAAAAGGAAATGATATTGTTTCCTACAGAAGACATGAAAGTGGTAAATGGGAGATGAGAAAATGAGACTAAAACAATATTTAAATGAAAAAGAATTTATAGAAGAATTGCAATTAGAATTACAATTAGATGAAGGTTCTGGATTTGAATATATGTCCGGTGCTGATTCTGATAATCATAGAACCATCAAAGGTATTATGAAGAATAATGGTATATTCAAAAGTACTAAACAAAGATGGTTTTTGTTAGAAAAGCAATGGAAATACAATAAAATAGGTTCAAGTAGAGGTTCAGGGGAAGGAAAAATAGATGCTTTAGTTATGAAACCTTCTGATTTAAAAAAAATGAGGGGTATTAATACTAATGCTACAACGGATGATTATTTTGTGGAAGTTAATGCAGCTATGATATTCGGTAAAAGGGGAGCAGGACAAGGATTCAGAAGGGTAGAATGGGGATATCTGATTGATGATGTTGGAGTAAGAGAGGAATATAAGTACGGGTTT